GGCTTGCGGGGCCTTGGCTGCGCCAGCGCCCCCCCGCCGACAACGCCGGCGGCGATGCCGGCGACGTGAGCGTGGAGGTTTGGCGCGGCTGCTTCCGCTGGGCGAACGACGGCTCGATCGACCGCACGCACATCGGAGCGGCGGCCTACGCCGAGGACGACCAGACGGTGGCCGCCACGGACGGGTCCGGCACCCGTTCCGCCATCGGCACCATCGCCGACATCGACGATGCCGGCGTCTGGGTGACCATCTGAGAGGGCTGACGGATGCTGATCAACCGCACGAACCTGTCCGACACTTTCGTCGGCTTCAAGACGATCTTCAACGACGCCTTCAACACGGCCGAGAGCGAGTACCAGCGCGTGGCCATGGACGTCCCCAGTGCGACGTCCGAGGAAGACTACAAGTGGATGGGCAAGACCACGCGGTTCCGGAAGTGGCTCGGCGACCGCGTGATCCAGAACCTTTCCGCCCACTCGTACGTCATCAAGAACGAGCCGTTCGAGAACACGGTGGGCGTCGACCGGGACGACATCGAAGACGACAAGCTGGGCGTCTACAAGCCGATGATCCAGCAGCTCGGCTACGATGCGAAGACCCACCCGGACGAACTGATCTTTCCGCTGCTGAGCAACGGCTTCGGCACCCTGTGCTACGACGGCCAGAACTTTTTCGACACGGATCATCCCGTGCTGGAGGCCGATGGGAGCACGGTCAGCGTCTCCAACATGCAAACCGGCTCGCAGACGCCGTGGTTCCTGCTGGACACGTCCAAGCCCATCCGCCCGTTCCTGTTCCAGAAGCGCCGCGATTACGACTTCGTGGCCATGGACACGCCGGATGACGAGGCGGTGTTCTCGCGCAAGGAGTTTCGCTACGGCGTCGACTGCCGCGTGGCCGCCGGTTACGGCCTGTGGCAGATGGCGTTCGGCTCCAAGCTCGAACTGAACGAGACCAATCTGGCCGCCGCGCTGGCCGCCATGCGGTCGATCAAGGGCGACCAGGGCAAGCCGCTGAACATCAAGCCCACGCTGCTGGTCGTGCCTCCGAGCCTCGAATACACGGCGCGGAAACTGCTCCAGGCCGAACAGATCGGCGGCACCACCAACGTGCTTCGCAACGCGGCCGAACTGTTGTCCACGGCCTGGCTGGCCTGAGGGAGACCGGACGCATGAGCGAGACCACACCCGCCCTGACCATCACCGCCCGGCCCGAAAAGGGCTTCCGCCGCGCCGGCGTGCACCACCCCGCGCGCGCGGTCACCCATCCGCCGGGCACGTTCACGGCCGAGCAAGTCGAGGCCCTAAAGGCCGAGCCGCACCTGGTCGTCGTCGAGACTGCCCCGGCACCCATGCCGCCGCCGCCGAAGGAAAAGCCGCCGGCCAAGTGATCCCCCGCGAAACCCGGGTGTCGATCCCGGCCGGCGAGGCGTCGGCCGGGGGAACCCGGGGAGTAGGCTCGCCGGCGGGCGGACGCCGGCGCACCCCCCGCCGGGGCGTGACGCTCCGGCGGGGATCCCCAGACAGGAGATAGGAGACAGACAGATGCACACCCCGATCCCGAATGTGTACGTGAGCTGGTATCGCGCGGCAGGCCCGATCGAGACGTTCTCTGCCCACCGTGTCGTCGGTCCCGGCGGCCCCGCCGGCGAGCCGCCGGTGGCCGATGCGCTGACGGTCCACGACGTGCGGGTGCGCCGCATGACGGACGGCGTCGTCTACATCATGTCGGAGACCGGCGAAACGCTCCGCAAGATCGACCTCGATGCCGCCGCCAGCGCACGCACCGCCTGACCCCGACCCCCGGGCGGCGATCGCGCCGCCCGGGCTCCCCTGACCGGAGCCCATCATGCCCTACGCCACCGCATCCGAGATGATCGCGCAGATCGGCGCGCACGAGGCCGAGGACCTCGCGCCGGCCGACGGGGGCGGCGTGGATACGGCGGCGCTCGACGCGGCCCTGGCCGATGCCGGCGAGGAAATCGACGGTTACCTGGGCGGGCGCTACGTCCTGCCCACCGGTGTGGCGCGGGTGCACTGCATTGCCATCGCCCGCTATCGCCTGTCGGCCGGGGCGCCGCCGGACGGCCGTGTGGGAAAGGACTTCGACCGGGCCATCGCCTACCTGCGCGACGTCGCCCAGGGCAAGACGGCATTGCGGCCGATCGACACCGGCGGTGAGGCGGGCGGCGGCGGGCCGGTCGCGGTCGGCCCGGGGCGCGTGTTCACCGACGACACCCTGCGGGACTACTGACCATGACCGGTATTTCCATCCAGGTCAGCGCCGCCGACATCGCCGCGCGTGGGATCGACGCCATCGTGGCGCGCGCCGGCGACCTGACGCCGGCGATGGACAGCGTCGGCCAGATGATGCGGGCCTCGGTCCAGCATCGGTTCGAGGCGGGGGTCGACCCCGACGGCAACCCCTGGCCGCCGTCCGTGCGGGCGCTGGCGGAGGGCGGGCAAACCCTGGTCGATCGCGGCCACCTGCGCGACAGCGTGACGCACGAGGCCGGCCCCACGTCAGTGCGCCAGGGGACCAATCTGGTCTACGCCCGCATCCACCAGTTGGGCGGCACGATCAGGGCGAAAACCGCGAAGGCGCTGATGTTCAAGATCGGCGGCCGGATGGTTCAGGTGCAGCAAGTCTCTATTCCGGCGCGTCCGTACCTTGGGCTCTCGGCCGAGGACCGCGCCGAAGCGGGCGAGATCATCGCCGACTGGATCACGGGGGCGCTGTCATGATCGGTGCCGCGCTCGTCGATCCCGTCATCGCCCTGGTGCGGGCCGCAGCCCCGGACCTGCGGTACATCGGCCCGGCCAATGACCTGGCCGCCCTGGTCGCCGCGCGGCGCCTGCCCGAGCGGGTGCCCGCCGCCTATGTGCTGCCCACCGCCGAGGTGGCCGAACAGGCCCAACGCACCGTTCACCGCTCCATCATCACCACGAACATCACCGTGGTGCTGGTCACGTCGGAGAGCCGTCGTGGCCCGGATGACCGCCCGCTGGATGCCCTGGGTGCCGCCGTGATCGCCTTTCTCGACGGCGTGTCGCCGGCGCCGGACTGGCGCAAGCTCGGCTATCGCGGCGCCGATCAGCAGGTGCGCGCGGCCAGCAGCGACCGCGAGGGCGGCGTGTTCCTGACGATCCACTTCGAGACCACCACACAGCGGAGGGCCTGACCGTGCGCAAAGCCGGAACGTTCATCCATGACCGCGCGGGCGAGGCCCCGCGTCCCACATCGAAGGCGCCACCGCCGGCTGCACCCGAGAGCACCGGCCTGCGCCCGCCCACTGTGTACGCTCCGGTCGAGGCAAGCGCCGATGACGCGCCCGCCGACACCGGCGCCGGCACCGGCCGGCGCGGTGGCGCCAAGAAGAAGGAGTCCTGATCCATGGCGCTCTCGTCAAACAATCGCGTGATCCAGACGGCGCTGGAGGCTCTCTACGGCGTGGGTGCCGATCCGGGCGCCTTCATCTATCTCCTGGTGGCCAACGCGGACCTGCCCGGCATGGCCGCGCAAGAGGCGACCCGCAACATCATCCAGCCACACCTGGGCTCGCGTCCGGCTCAGCCCTGGCAGGAGCGCGTGCCCCTGGTGTGGGGGGTCGAGGCCGTCGGCTCCGGCGATGTGGCCGTGGAGCCCCACTTTGACGCCATGCTGCAGGCCGCCGGGTGGGCGCGCGTGCAACTCACCGGCACCGCCACGGTCCAGGCTGCGCCGATCGCCGTGGGCACGCCGACGGGGTCGTGGAGCTACACCGTCGGCGCCGGGTTCACCGGCGCAAATCGCCGTCGCGTCACGGTGATCTGCACCACGGCGGGTGCGTCGGGCACCGCCCAGGCCACCGTGGCCGCGCCTGCCGTGGGTTTGGGCGAGACGGCCGAGGCGGCCTATGAGGTCACCGGGGTCGCGATCACCGATGCCACACCGATCACCCTGCCGGGCGGCGCAGAGATCACGCCGACGCTCTCGGCGGACTGGGAGGTTGGTGATCAGTGGGTGATCGAGCTGGTGCCGCCGGGAATTGAGTACTGGCCGTCCAGTGACCGCGCCGGTCACAAGAGCCTTGTCGCCAAATACAACGTCGATGAGGTGATGTTCGAGGCTCGGGGCGCGCGCTTCCAGTTGGGCGCGCAGTGGCAGATCGGCGGCTGGCCCCTGCTCAATTTCCGGGGGCGCGGGTTGTACGGCGCGCCCACCGAGGTGGCTCTGGGCGACGCGGATTTCAGCACCATTCGCGAGCCCGAGGTGCTCGACACCAATAGCTTCCAAATCCACGTCGAGCCGACCGACCTGTCGGCCGCGCCGTGGTCGCCGACCGGCCAGAGCTTCGATCTGACCGGCGGGGCCGACGTGCGGGACAAGTCCCGCACAAACCTCAACAACGTCGAGATCGTCAACCACGAACTGACGGCCAGCCTGTTGGTCGAACTGGAACGCATCTCGACCATCGACGTGTTCGCTCTGTCGAACATGCGCCGCCGCGTGCGCGCCACCAGCGGCACGCGCCTGGGCGAGCGCTGCGAGATCTGTGTCGCCAACGGCCAGATCGGCACCGTGTCCCTGCGCGAGGATGGCGGGGACGTGATGGCGACGTTGCCGATGCGGTGCCTGTCCCCCCAGGGCGCCGGCGACGACGAGGTGTGTATCAGGTTTTTTTGAGTTTGATCGGCCCAGCGCGACCCTTCGGGCCGCGCGGGCCTCCGCCGCCCCCGGCGCCCAAAGGGCGCCGAGACCACGACACAGGCGCCGCGCAGCGGCGCCGGGGCGGCGCCGGCGCGGGCG